AAGATGCGCCGGTTCCAGCGCCGATTCATCCAGGACGTTTACGGGCCGGTGAATAATCTCGGTAACCGGATAGTGCGCCGGGCGATCCTTTCCGTTGCTCGAAAAAATGGGAAATCAGTAGAGATAGCCTGTCTTGCCCTGGTCCACCTGGTCGGCCCGGAGGCGGTTAGAAACGGGGAAATCTATTCGGCGGCCAATGACCGGGAACAGGCCAGCCTGATTTTTAAGTATGCGGCCCAGATTGTCCGGGCGGAACCGGAACTTGCGGCCCTGGTTAAGATCGTGGACAGCACGAAAACGATGGTCTGCTTTGCCAACGGTTCGATTTACCGGGCGGTGAGCGCGGAAGCCGGGACAAAGTTTGGTTTAAACCCCACTGTGGTCATTTACGACGAATTGGCCCAGGCCCGGAACCGTGATCTTTACGATGCGCTCGATACTTCAATGGCTGCCCGGGCTGAGCCCCTGTTTATCGTGATCTCCACCCAGAGCAACGATCCGCAGCATATTTTAAGCCAACTGATTGACGATGGGCTTCGGGGACACGATCCGACGACCATCTGCCACCTCTACGCGGTCCCGGATGATGCAGAGGGGGTTTTTGAGGATGAGAAGATCTGGAAGCTGGCCAACCCGGCCCTGGGGGACTTCCGTTCCCTGCCGGAGATGCGGACTGCGGCCAAGCGGGCCAAGCGGATGCCGACCTTTGAATCTTCCTTCCGAAATCTCTACCTTAACCAGAGAGTCAACGCCGAATCCCCTTTGATTCCCCGGGCCGAATGGGTAGCCTGCCAGGGTGATGCGACTATCGAACCAGGCGCCGAGATATACCTTGGCCTGGATCTCTCCGGCAAGACCGACCTTACCGCCCTGGTTGCCGTTTCCGCCGGACAGGATGACCGTGTTAAGGCGTGGTTTTGGAAGCCGAAGGATTCCCTTATCGAGCATGAGAAGCGGGACAGGGTGCCTTATACCGTATGGAAAAGTCAGGGATTCATCGAGACCACTCCCGGACGGGCGATTCAATATGATTGGGTGGCCGAACGCCTGGGGAAGATCATCCGGGATTATAAGGTCGTTGGTATGGCCTTTGACAGATGGCGGATTGATGATTTACGGAACGCCATGAACAAGGTGGGGTTAGAAAGTTATATTGACGGGAAGGATGACCCACAGACCGGGGCGCTCCGGATGGTTTCCTGGGGTCAAGGCTACGCAAGTATGACCCAGGCGGTCGAGGCCCTGGAGGGGTCAGTACTGGATCGGAGGTTGGTGCATGATGGGAATCCGGTGGCTACCTGGAACATTTCCAATGCCATGACGATCATGGACGCCGCGGGGGGCCGGAAGCTCGACAAGTCAAAGACCAGGTTCCGCATTGATTTTGCCGTAGCCCTGGCCATGGCCGTTGGGCTGAAGAGTAAGGATTTAAAAGAAATGCCGGGGCCATCGGTTTATGATGGTCTTTCGGCAGAGGCGATTAAGGACAGGATGGCAATTTAATGAAAGGAGAAACCAATGGGAGAAGCAATGCGAAGGATGCAAGCGGGATTAGTCCCGAGGGAATTAAAGCCGGGGGAACAGATCCAGGTTGGACCGGAGGTTTTAAAAAATGCAACCCCGAAGGTCTGTGAGTGCGGCTGTAAATATTTTATTCCGGTTGTGTCGGTCTTTACCGTCTCGGCCCTGGTGTCGCCGATAGGGAAGGAATTGACGGCACAGCAGCCGGTTCTCATTTGCTTGGATTGCAAAGCGGTGATGAAATAGAAAAGGAGTCCCCATGCTCAAACTACCCGAAAAGGAATTACTTAGGGTTGAAGAGGTAGCCGAATATCTCGGGGTTTCAAAGTCAACCGTCTATCTCTATATCGACAATGGCATCCTGCCCGATGTTGAAAAATACAGTCCAGGGGTTATCCGGATACCAAGAGAGTCAGTCTTGAAGTGTCGTCTTGCCAAGAAATTGAAGCCTCTCGAATAAAAAACCGTCCAACGGTCCCAACCGTCCCAAATAGTCCATTCCGTTACTTTACAATTTCTTTTTCCCCATTCTATCATATAGCGCATGGTTCCTTTCCTTTCCCATGTGCGGGTTTCCTTCTCACAGGCGGGCCGATAAATGGCTCGCCCACCTCTATTTTCAAGAATCAAAGACTTTTTTATTCGCAATCTCTCTCTCTCAGATCCAAAAGCCTGGTCGCCCAGCCTTTGGAATCTTGTTAGCTCCCAATCCCTATCCGGTGAGAACGTCACCGAATCAACCGCACTAACCTACTCTGCAGTTTGGAACGCCGTTTCCCTAATCTCCGGCACGATTGGCGCTCTGCCCCTCCACCTTATGCAACGCAAAGGCGAGAAGAAACAAATCGTTGATGGCCGAAAATTATACCGGATCATGCACGACGAGACTAATCCCTATATAACGGCCATGGCCTTCAGGGAAACCCTAATGGCTCATGTTTTACTTTGGGGGAACGGTTACGCCGAGATCGTTCGCAACGGTTACGGGGAAGTCATAGAATTATGGCCGATTACTCCGAACCGGGTAACGGTTGAAATGGCCGGTGATGAATTGGTTTACCGGATCAAGATGGACCGGGAGGCTGACATCACCCTGCCCCGGTCAAAAGTTCTCCATATCCCCGGCCTGGGCTTCGACGGTTTTTTAGGGTATTCGGTTATTGCCATGGCCCGGAAATCTATCGGCCTTGGCATGGCACTGGAAACGTTCGGGGCGCTCTATTTTGGACAGGGGACCCACCCGGGCGTGATCGTCTCCCATCCGGGGACCCTCGGGGTTGACGGCCATAAGAACCTCAAAGACGCGTTGACACAAACATATAGCGGCCTCGGCCAATCTCACCGCCTCATGCTTTTAGAAGAGGGCATGAAGGTTGAAAAGTTAGGAATCCCGCCCAACGATTCGCAGTTCCTGGAGTCGCGCCAGTTTCAGATCCCCGAGGTAGCCAGGTGGTTTAACCTTCCCCCCCATAAGCTAAAAGACCTTACACGGTCGTCATTCTCCAATATTGAGTCCGAGCAGATTTCCTTTGTCCGTGATTCCATCCTGCCTTGGTTGGTTAGGTTGGAACAGAATTACCAAATGCAACTCCTGACCCCGAGCGACAAGGACCTTTCGGGGTATGGGCGGATTTACTTTAAGCATTCTGTTGAAGGACTTCTCCGTGGGGATTCGGCCAGCCGTGCGGCGTTTTACGGGCCAATGCTTGACCGGGGGGTTTTCTGCATTAATGAGGTTCGGGCATTGGAGGATCTCGATCCGGTTGCTGGTGGCGATATTCATTTGGTCCCCCTGAATATGACTACCTTGGAGAATGCCGGGAAGCCACAGGAACTTCCGTCAACCAAGGTGATGATTGACCCAGGATTGTTACAAGAGAAGGATAAGGGATCAGGCAAAGGAAACGGCAAAGATAAAGGCAAGGAGGCCGATAGTGGGAGCGCGAACCCGTAAAGAACTTTTAAGATTTTGCCAGGATAACGGAATCCCGCTTCGGCTGGCCATCGAACTATTAGAGCAGGCCGAAAAGAAGTTGACCGGAAAGCCGGAGAAGGAAACCCACGAAAAGGAGAACAGCCATGAAATGGTTTGAGATTAGAAATGCAGCCAAAAAAGCAGAGATATGGATCTACGATATGATCGGCAAGGATTTCTGGACCGGGGACGGGGTGACAGCCAAGGATTTTCAAAAGGAACTTGCGGCTATTAATGCCTCCGAAATCGATCTGCATATCAATAGCCCGGGTGGTGAAGTCTTTGAAGGCGTCACGATTTATAACCTCCTCAAACAGCACCCGGCGAATATCACGACTTTTATTGACGGGATCGCGGCTTCTATTGCTTCGGTCATCGCCCTGGCCGGTAACAAGATCACCATGGCCGAGAATGCCCTTTTCATGATGCACAATCCCTCCGGTCTGGTCATGGGAACCTCTGAAGATATGCGATCCATGGCCGAAATCCTGGATAAGGTTCGGGGGACCATGATCTCTCCTTATGCCTCAAAGAGCGGAAAAACCGAGGATGAAATCAGTACCATGTTGGACGCCGAGACCTGGATGAACGCCGATGAAGCTATGGAGGCCGGGTTTATTGATGAAATTACCGGCAAGATGGACCTGGCGGCTTGCGCTAAGTTTGTCCCGGTCATGGCTAAGGCAGGATTTAAAAACGTCCCGGACAGTATCCAGGAAAATAAAAAAGATCCCAATGAGCGCGACTTAGAGAAAGCCCTGCGAGATGCCGGGTGCAGCCGAAGTCAAGCCAAGGAAATATTGGCCAAGGGTTTCATTGTTCCGATTGTGCGAGATGCCCAACCGGACCCTGCAACCCCTCTGCGAGATGCCGAGCCGGTCAAGAAAGAATCGAAAGACAAAGTTTATTATCTTTTAACCCAGGCCGAAATAATGGCCCCATCTGCATTCGCAAATTAGGAGGAAGAAAGAATGAAAACAATCACCCAATATAGGGAAGAAATCGCCGCCTTAATGAAAAAGGCCGGTGACATCGAAGCTAAGGCCATCGCCGAAAATCGGGATCTTGCCGAAGGGGAATTAGCCTTAACAAATCAAATCCTGGACACGGTTGATGAACACCGCAAGATGGTGGCGACACTGGAACGGCGGGAGAGAGTTCAGGCCGAACTGGATAAACCCGAAGTCGCCCTGACCGTGGCTAAAGGATCAAAGATTCAGGTAGGTCAGGACCGGGCTGAAAGGGACAAGTTCCCAACCTTTGGCGCACAGATGTCTGCTATCGTGCAGGCCTGTATCCCGAATGGTACAGTTGACCCTCGTCTCCGAATCCAGGCCGCAGCTTCCGGGCTTAATGAGACTGTCCCGAGCGAAGGCGGTTTTCTCGTTCAACAGGATTTCTCGACCGAACTGCTTCAGGAAGTTTTTCAAACCGGCATCCTGGCTTCTAAGTGCCGGAGGATCCCCATCTCGGGGAATTCCAATTCCATCAAGATCAACGGCATTGATGAGACCTCCCGGGCCTCCACTCGCTCGGGTGGTATTCTCGGTTATTGGGAAGAGGAAGCCGCCGAGAAAACGGCTTCAAAACCCAAATTCCGCAAGATTGAATTGAATCTTAAAAAGTTGATCGGACTTTGCTACGCGACCGATGAACTTTTGGACGATGCCGCTGCCCTGGAAGGGGTGATCCGAAACGGTTTCGTTTCCGAGTTCGGCTTCCTCCTGGACGATGCCATCATCAATGGCACCGGAGCCGGTCAACCCCTGGGGATTCTGAATGCCGGGTGTCTGGTCAGTGTGAGCAAAGAAACCGGGCAGAAGGCCGCCACTGTGGTTTATAATTCATAGACCCTTCACACAGCAATGTGTGTCGAAAACTCGGTGAACTCAGGGGATACCCGAAATGAAGCAAGTTAAAGAAATGGTAGCAAAAAATGACTTTTCATGGTATAATAATTACATGAAAAATCATGATCTTGCATTCATGGGCAATCCTGAGCCAAGCCTGTCAAAAAACAGAGTCGAAGTAGAATGTTCGATCTGTGGAAAAGTAAAGTCAATCAATCTGTTCGAGTTCAAGAAAAATACAACTGGCAACTTCTATAAAGCCCGCAAGGGAGAAATCAGGAAAAGAGATAATTTTACTTGTCAACTTTGTGGTGTGAAGGAAAACGGCTATCGTTTAAATGCACACCATGTTGACTATGATAAAAAGAATACTTCTCCGACAAACTTGATTTCTCTTTGCAGGCCATGCCATTGCAAGACGAACGGAAGCAGAAAATATTATACAGATTTTTTCCAGACTTTACTTTCAAGGCAGGAAGGTGCAACGACTATCCCGCAAGGGAGTACGCCGCAAGCTAATGGCGGTGGAAGCGCCGAGTACCCATTTACTAAGATGGGTAATGATATAGTCTGCTCTTCAGGGAAACCTGAAGCGGTCTCGTAATGAGACGGCCTGGGTCTTGCGATCCCAGGTGAACATAAAGGGCTGAAAACGTAATCAAGATGTATTCCCGGATCTTCGCTCAATCCAGGCCTAACGCCGTGTGGCTGATTAACCAAAACATCGAACCGCAACTTTTCACC